TTCAACATGTAATTTCTTTTTCGTTTTTAATCTTTCTTTAAATATTTTTTTAACATGATTGTGCACACTTCCAGTTTCTCTAGATACGCATCTAGACTCACCCATTTCATTACGAATAAATTCTTCCGATACTAATTCTAAACTAATAACATTTTTACTCGCATCCTCATATACAGGATCAACTTTATTAACAATCATATCAACTTTAATTTTTTCCTCATTATTATCTTCAAACTCTAACTTAAAATCTTCTGTTCCTATAAGAGGAAGACCTTCTATTACAGACTTATTATCAATCGCATTTCCAACATCACTGAAAACAACATATGCTTTAACAGAATCTTGTAATATACTTTCATGATATGTTAGACGAATTAATCCATTAACAATACTCGCAACCTTTTCTGGATCTTTATTGGAGATAATGCTTGCTTTAGATATATTTGCTGGTGATGATTTCTTTGCTTCGTTACTCATGATATTATTTACCTCCGTACATGGCTAGTTCAGAATCATCAATGACAACTGTTTTA